TATCTACATCACAAAGTTCTTTGAAAAAGTTGTCAGTTGTCATCCATGAAAATAAAATAAGCGTATCAACTAAATCATCAAATTTACCAGCCTCTGCCTCATATTTATGACCTTTAGAAATAAAAGATGTTAATTCATTTATAGTTTCAAAATCTTTAATAATTAATTTGTCTTCTTCGATAAGACTTTTCATATTCATACAACCAATTTTTTTGGTTGATTTTGTTGTCCTAATTCCCATTGTTGTGGATTTTCCTGAAAATCCTGAAGAAATACTTTGTCCTTTTCTAGTGTCACTGCTGATACTTATGATATTTTCATATTCCATTTCATGATATAGGATATCACTAATCTGTTGGCCAACATCATTAATTTCTACTAGAACGAATGCTTCGTTATAGGTTTGCGCCATTCTTCTTATAATTGTAGGATACACCATTGGGGGAATGTTATTTGATCTATATGTAACAACTTGTGTATATGGAACTTGCGTGGCATCAAAAATGGAAAAAGCAGAATAGTCTCCACCTCTACCTCTTGCAACATCTACTGTCAGGAAATATACACCATCTTTCTTGGGAAATCCATAAATTTTTAAATTCCCGTCCTCTGCAACTTTTCTTGGATTTTTATATGGCATATTTTTGAGTTTAGTTACATTAATTAGAGTGTTTGTACTTCCCAAAAATTCTGTATCAAATTCTTGTCGAAACTGTTCAGCGCTAGTATTCTTGATTGTTGTCTGTTTCCATTTTTCATCACGGCCAGGAACTTCACTCCAGTGTACTGAAATGGGATTGTATGTATTTCTGCCTTCTTCTGCGTCGACCCATAGCTTATAAAAGTGGTTCATACCCTGTGGAGTAGAAACAATAATAACTTTTGTAGATTGTCCAGATGAAATTGTAGGATATACTGAGTTAAAGAATTCTTCTGCCATTTCATTAGGAACAAATGCGAATTCGTCTAAGAACAAAATATTAAATGAACCACCACGAATTGCACTAGAAGAAGTTGCGGCCGCCATAACCTTAGCGCCATTCTCTAATTCAATATTACCTTTGTTCCATGTGACAACGCCCTGCTGTAGCCACTTAGGTAGGTGCTCATATGCCATCTGCAATCTACTCAGTAGTTCTCTAGCAGTTGCGAGTTTGTTTGCAAGCAATGCAACAGATACATCTTTGTTAAACAGGATATAATGTAAAAAGAATGCAATACATGTAATAGATTTGCCAGACTGTCTACCAATTTTACAGATGGTAAATCGATTGTCGGTAAAAGACTCGATCATCTTTTCTTGAAATGGATATAATTCAAAATTTACAAGTCCTAAATCAACATTAACGATCTTAACATATTTTTTAACAAAGTATACAGGGTCTTCCATGCACTTTACATATTCTTGTGCCTGCTCCTCAGTCCAGTCTATCTGTACCCCTGCAGCTTTTAGATTTGGGTTATTCAGATAAATGTCACTCATCAGATTTTTCTCTATTCTTTCCTTTGAGTTGTTCTAGTAAATCATTGGTACTACCAACTAAGATAGCATTATTCACAACCTTCTGGGGCTTTCCGCCATCTTTAGAGTTTTCAATCTTATTCATAGTCACTTGTAGTTCTATTAAATCTTTAGTTAAATCTGCTGTAGTTTTTAATAGTTGTCCTGTAACTTCATAAGCTCTAGGATGTTCACTTTCCTTGGCTAATAACAAAAGATTTTGAAGTGCTTCTTGTCCTTGGTTTACTAACTCTTTCAAAGTTTCTCTATGTTCAGTATAATCATCTACTAAATCTTGTTCTCTAATTTCCGAATGTTTTACTTCTTCTATATTAGTTTTTTGTTTTTGTATAATTTCTTTAGAGGTTTCTTCTATTTTATTTTCTATTTTCAAAAAATCACTCAATTTATCATTTAAACGCTCTTTCATTATTCATCTCCAAAATTTTCATCAAAAGTGTTGATGAAACTAAAATTGTCTGTTGCTAATGCATCAGAAGGATTTGTAGTAATTGTATTTTTTGTGAATTGCTGTGTTTCGACTTCTAAGTCTTTGACATTGGTTACAGCGGTTCTGATTAACTTCTGTTCTCGCGGCAGTCCATATAAATGTCCAGCCATATTAAATTGTAAAGTCCAAATTAATGCTCTTCTAGAGGTATAGTCTCCCTCATAATCATCTGAATAGTCAACCGACTCCAATGATAATGCGGTATCTCTAACCACTCCTAATTCATTTGCCTCTTTGATTGGTATCATAAAGGTTGGGGTGAAATATGGTAAAATTTGTTCTATAATCTGCATCGAATCGTCTGCGTTTTTAGTCATAATAGACAAACTAAATCCAATATCATATGGCACAGGATTGTATACTACATTCTTTTTATCCGTGTCTGTTGTATTTTGTTTATGCATTTTCTGAGTTTTGGGAAGCTTTCGATCTGCAGCATAATTAAACCCAGAAATTTCAAAACTCATTCTAGGTAAAACAATAGCAGGCTCGCCTGCCTTTGTAACTTTGTTAATTCTTGATAGATATTTTTCTGTAGGGCCATAAGCAACTGGCACTCTAATTACAGACAAAACATTATCGTTTGCATCTGTCTTTTTGATATCTATGTCATTAAACATAGAACCAAATGCAATTACATAATTTCTGATTGTGTTTCTGTAAAAATATGCATTTCCTAACATCAATAATCCTCACTGAATGGATTTGTTTTAGTGAAATCTATTACACCGTCAACTGTTGTTGGAGACAATGGAACTAGTCCACTATCTGGATCTGGAGCATTATCTATTGTTGGATCTTCAACTGCTGGAGATGATGTGGTAAAGTTATTATCAAGTTCTGTTATTCCAGTATTAACTGTTTCATGTGACCATGAGAATAATTCAGAGGTGATTTGATATACATGCATCTTTCCTAGCTGGAAGAATGGTACTTCATCTTCGACAAATTTTATTTCGAATACTTTATCAGTAATTGGAAAATAAAGCAAATCACCAACCAATGGGCGCTCTTTTCCTGTCACTGTGAGAAATCTTGATATAGATACCATCGTGACAACTTGATCTCTGACTTCTAAACCAAATTTAGAAAGCATATCTCCTTCACCTTCAAACCCATTCACACTTTCAATATGCATCTCTATAGTATGTGTTTCTGTGAATGAACTAAGATTGTCTTCGTTAAATATTGTGTCTTCACTTATAATTTCTCTAGGAACATATATAAAATCCTGACCATGCATCTGGATAGATTCTATTACAAGATTTCCGATCAAATCTTGTTCTGGAGCAAAATTTATAGTATTTATGTATGGATTAGTAGCCATCGATTATCCAATCATGATATCTACTGGAAGTTCATATGACAATGACATTTCTTCTTCTAATTTTTCGATTTCCGCATTTGCCTCATCTAAAATTCTACCACCATTAAATGTGATACCGCCAGGCAATTCTACGCCCTCATATTTTGTTAAATTTTCACCCCACTGTTTTTTAACTAGGGCCGTTGCATATCTCTTCAACCATCTATCATTCCACACATCCGTATATGTGTCTGGATTTATGACTCTAGTGACTTCTATTATAATATTTTCTCCAACACTCAACGCCTCGCCCCAATCGATATCTAAGTGAAGTTTATTGACATGTCTATTATACCTAATCGGTACTCTGCCAGTAATTATTTCATTTACCATCTGCAAATGGTCTTGTGTCAATTGATAGGTGAGCATTTCCGCACTTTGTAAGTCATACACATCATTTAAAAATAATTGATATCTAATGTCGAACATATTACCAGAAGTATTATCTGCGTGAAAAAGTGGAATAACTTGTTTGATACCAATAATATTATTACTGATAGTTATATATTTGTTATCCATATCTGTTTGAGTTATTTCATGAGCCAAATATGTATCCTCAACCGCATCATAATGATAGTCTTGATAATACTCTAACGCATCATCAATTCTATCTTCAACTTGCTCGTCTGCTACATTAATTTGAATTACAGGAGAACCCAACTTTCTGAGACAATAAGCTTTGAAGTCGGTTCTAGATGTTACTGTGGCCATTAGTCATACCTCTTATTTTATATGACTATTTATAATTTAAAAAGTTAACCTTTCAGTGGTGCTGTTGGCGGTGTGAAGTTTGTAGTGTAACGAGTTAACCCTTCTGTGACACGAACATCTTGGATATAGCCCTCAAAGGCATAGTTGCCTGATGTCAAAAATGCTCCTATTATCCAATCTGATGATCCAGTATCTATATTAGAAGCAGAACTTAGTGTATCTTCTAATGTTCCATTTATATAAAACTTGTAAGTACTCGCACTAGAATCTCTTACTAAAGAAATATGACTCCAAGCATTCGTTGTGATAGAACCAAAATTTCCATTATAAGAATAAGAACTATTATTCCAAGACAATGCGGCTGCTATATTTCCACTTTGATGATAAAATTGTAAGCCAACACCCTTACTAAACGGCATCAAAAGATTTGTATCTTGAGCAGGATACATCCAAAACTCAATCGTATAGTCCTTAGAAAATATAGAATCATCGGCAGGAATACTTAAATGATTGCCAGCGGTTCCATCAGAATATATTGACTTAGTATCAGCAAACTTAACCTGAGTAGTTGAACCAGTGGCAGTACCAACCAGCTTTATGTTAGCGCCTTGAGATTTATCTATAATTGAAGCATCTGTACCTTTAATGTGCAATTCTGATCCTGATGAAGATAGTGGAGCAATTGGTGGAGTGAAGTTAGATGTTCTTGTGACAGAACCTTTGATTAAAGAAATATCAGATAAATGCCCTTTCATAAAAGTATTGTTATATGTTCCGGCTCGTCTACCAAAATCGAGTATTTCGCCATTTAAATTAGTTGAGGAATTTGATGTACCTACTTGCTGGCCATTAATATAAAAAACATGATTATTAGAAGCATCTCTTGCCCAAC